GGCCCTGAAGCATTAGCGTCAGTTAACAAGCCCCGCGTTAATGAAATTGCAAAAAACGAGATGGGCCTTGACGCAACTACGCAGCTTAACAATCGCGCCGCATTTAATAAAGCCCGCGCACAGTTAGCTGGCCCTTACGAACAGGTTAAAAAGCTGCCTATTCAACAAGCTGATAACGCAATGATTCAGCGGTTAGAAGACATTCGTACAGATTTGGATGTCATTGGCGCTAAAGAATACGCGCCTGCGATCAGCAAAATTGTTGACGACGCAATTGCTAAAACACAGACTGGTTTGACCGGCGAAGCGTTACTAAAAAACATTAGCGTTTTGCGGGAACGCGCGCGCAAAACCTACAACAATAAGTCTGCCACTACTGAAGCGTTAGATATTGCTGACACCAATTTGAAGGTTGCAACAGAGCTAGAGTCAATGATTGACAACAGCATTTTCAATCCAAAATTACTGGGTGAATTTCGAGAAGCGCGTCAGAAGATGGCTCGCACGTATGCGTATGAAGGTGCGACGGACTTTAACACCGGCATGGTAGATGTGTCCAAGTTAGCGCGCATGACAGCTAAAGATAGCGCGCTGACCGGCGACATTGCGTCGCTTGGCAAGATTGCGGGTAACTTCCCTGATGTGTTTGATACTAAAGCAGCGTCAAAGTTTTACGATTTGCCACGCCTTAGCCGGTCTGGTGTAGCAGGCGGTGGTGGTGCGTTGATCGGTTCACAGTTTGGTTTAACTGGGTCAATTGTTGGTGGTTTGGCGGGTAGTGCTTTAGGTGAGTTTGGTGGCGCGTTGGCCGCTAAACGCATGGCGTCGCCTGGCTACCAAGCCGGTTTGAAGTTACAAGACTTTCGCATCCCTACCAATCAGCTTGCCGCAGCCGCTGCACCTATTCCGCAGAACCAGGCTGTTGTGCCGTTTGATCCACGCAATGCACTGGTTAACCCAACCGAAATCGTGGGCTATGCTCAAGACGGCTCACCAATCACTGCCGCGCAAGCGTTCAGCCGCCCTAACTTCATCATGACCCGTCCAGGGCCTGAAATCAGAACCGGCGTACAAACTACCCAACCTCAGTTAGCCGCGCCCAGCGCTGAAGGCACCATCAATGCTTTGCGCGCTGAAGACGCGCGTCGTGCTAGTATGTCCCGCACTCTAGGTCAGCAAGCTGAAGCACAACAAGCTGCTGCTGAAGCTGCTGCCCGTAAGCCTGCCAGCCGTGAAGTCATTCTTGACTTTGACCCCATCACAAACCGCATGCGTGAATCCAGCCAAGGCATTAAAGGCGCAACACCTGAGACATTTCAAAAGCTGTCGTCGCTTGACGAAGCGGCTAAGAAAGTCACCGCAGGCAAACTGTTTGACCTGACCGCAGATGAAAAGGTTGCATGGAGCAAAGCAACCGTTGACATTAAAGAATTGGGCACTGGTTACAACAAGTTAGACGATAAAGCCATTGCCCAAAAAATGATGGACCGCAAATGGATTGCTGAAGCCTACGCCAAAGCGCGTGAAAAAGCAGCAATGTTTGAAGAGATCGCGCAACGCGCATCCAACGAGCAAACCAAATATATTGCAAACGTCAAACGCGAACAGATGCTCGACTTACTGTCAACGCTAGAAGATAATTTGCGCGCGCCTCGCCCAACGTCTGCTGGTGGCCAAGGTCCAAAAACCCGTGAAGCTATCCGCAATAAACTTGTTGGTGGCCAAAATCAGAACGCGTTGAATGAACCCGTAAGAGTTGAAATTAGAGGCTTTGGGCCAGACAAACCATGACTGACGATAACACCACCAAGATAGCCGTCCACGAAGCGGTTTGCGCTGAACGCTATGCGGCCATTGAGAGATCATTTGTCGATGGCGATAAGCGCATGACGCGGATTGAGTATCTGTTGTACGCGGTGATTGTGTGCGTCTTGTTTGGACCAGGCGTTGCTGGCGAACTTATCAAAAAAGTTTTGGGGCTGTAAATTGATCCGATCACCTTGGCTCTTACCGCAATTGCTGGCATCAAGCAAGGGATTGCAATCTACAAAGACGCCAAGGCTACAGGCTCAGACCTTTACAAAGTAACCAAGGAGATCTCTGGATTCATTGGGCAGTTCTTTGAAGCGCATGAAGAAGTAAAAAAAGAAGTCAAACGCCAAGAACTTAATCCACCAAAGGAAAAGTCTCTCAAGGCACAAGCGCTTGAAAACGTCTTCAACCAAATTGAACTTGAGCGGCAAGCAGTTGAGTTGCGTGAGTTTTTGATTTACCACACAGACCCAGCGTTGGGTGCAGTTTGGTCAAGGTACGAAGCAGAGTTTGCAAAACTGGCAAAGAAACATGATGAAGAAATAAAGCAGGAAGCAATTGCAGAACGGAAAAGAAAATGGCAACGTCAAAAGCGGCTCGACAAACTGGCGGACGAAGCGTTAATTTTCGGAGCAGCCCTGATCGTGATTCTGGAAATCTGGGCGTTGATGTACCTAATTCATCGCAGTCGGGAAATATAATTCTCATCATATTGCTGATGCTTTTGATTTGTCTTTTATTGCCTTTGATGGCCAGTTTGTATTTTGATACCCTCACGATACAAAAGAAGGCAGAACGCATAGAGACTAGGATTGAAAAGTTGTTGAAAGACTTAGAGAAAAAGGACAAACAATGATTCCAATAGTTGCATCCCTCCTCGGTAGCCTGGCCCAAAACGGGTTGACGCTACTGTCCAGCGCCATCCAAGCCAAGGGCAAAGAGGTGGTTGAAAAAACTTTGGGTGTAACAATACCCGACAACCCAACCGCAGAGGACGTCAGCAACTTGCGCCAGTTGCAGTATGAGCACGAAGAACGCTTGCTTGAGCTAGGCATTGAAAAAGCCAAGATGGAGTTGGCTGAACTTGATCTGCTGGCCAAGGCCGCGCAGAACGACGCAGACAACATCACAGACCGCTGGCAAGCAGACATGTCTAGCGACTCCTGGTTGTCCAAGAACATACGCCCCATGTCACTCATAGCCATCTTTTTGGGCTACTTCCTGTTTGCCATGATGTCAGCCTACGGGTACAACGCAAACGAGTCCTACGTCACCCTGCTGGGCAACTGGGGCATGTTAATCATGGGTGCCTACTTTGGCGGGCGCACAATCGAAAAACTTGCTGATATGAGGAAAAAATGAGCTTAAGCACTGAACAAGCTGCATTCCTACTGGATGCTTGCAAACTCATCCAATACGCCACCGACCAAGGCTTTGTGGTCACCGGCGGCGAACTGGCGCGTACGCCCGAGCAGCAAGCCATCTACTTCAAGACTGGCCGCTCCAAGACTATGAACAGTATTCACCTCAAACGCTGCGCCATAGACTTGAACTTCTTCAAAGACGGCAAGATCATTTGGGATAAGGCGATTCTCGCGCCTCTCGGCGCGTACTGGGAGTCGCTTCATCCCAAGAATCGTTGGGGTGGAAACTTCTCCAATCTGATAGATTGTCCTCACTTTGAACGTGTGCCAACACGATAACAAAAAAGACTAACGTCCCGACGCCAATGATCGCGCCGATGGCCAAAGCAAATATGGTTGCAATCACGTCTTCTCCTTGATGTCGTAGAACCAATCGTCGCCAGCACTCCACTTGCGTGTGCCGTCCACTGTCCACAAACGCTGCGCTGCTTGGAAGTCGGGAAATTTTGTTTCAGCAGGGATCAGGCTTTGGTCATACCACAAGCACCGGTTGTTAGGTTGACAGGCAAACTGACCGTTGTCAAGCGCAATCCAATTAAAGGACTTGTGCTCTTCGGCCTGCTCGGTAAAGCCCGTGTCTACTTCCATGCCATCAGCGCAAAAGTCCACAGTAAACAAATAGCGACCAAAGTGCCATTGCTTATCTTTGCCAAGAAACTTCACGCCCAGGTTACGCAAACCAATCTTTTCAAGAATAGTAAATTTATAACCCATGCAGTCCCACAACTGCAATGCGTCAATAGGCAAGCTACCGTGGTCTTCTTTCCACACATAGGCGTGGATGGGTAGCTTGTCATACAGCGCGCCATACGCTGGCAGTAATGACTCAATGCGAAACACTTGACCGCGCAACGCTTTTAGGCTTACCCAAATTGCAGGCTCCAACTCACCATGCCCCTTGTGGTCGTTGTACAAAAATTCACGCTTTACAAAACACTTCATTGGCGGCAACGACGCCACGATATAACTCATTTGTTCATCTCCCTGTATGCCTTGATGGCGTCTTTCAAATCATTCTGCAATTGCTGGATCAAATCGTGTTGCTCTTGCATTTTGGCGTAAGCTTCAGCGGCAAACTTAGCCAGGTTGTCATGGCTCCATGTGTCAAACGCGGGCATCTTTTTTCTCCTGCAAAAGTTTTCTTAGCCACTTACTTGCGCCTAGCTTCACCCATTGTTCGTATTCGCTTTGCGTCAAACGAACGCCAATGCTTTTGCCACTCTTGGTTAGTTCACTCTTTGGTCTTGGCATCTTTATTTATCCTTACTATTGAATCTTGAAACCTGTACTCACAGCTATGCTTGTCGCCAGCCGCTTTAGTTAAGAACACCAACTTGCAATCGTTGCAATACCACGCTGATCCTTGCTCAACAATGGTTGTCTTGTTTTTGGTTTTCCCAAAAAATGTGCGTATGCGTTCAAGCATTATGTTTCCTCCATCTTCTACACAAATCTTTTGCTGCCTTGCTCTTAGGTTTCCTATCGCACATGCCGCTAATGGATTTTTCTTTTGCTTTTTGTTTCAGCGTCAATGGCGTAGGTGGCTCAGGAAAGAGCCCGTTGTATCCAGTTACAGATAGCACAGCACTGAGAATGAGTCGGTCAATCATGGTCGTTTAGCCTCTTGTAAAAGTTCAATACGTTCACGCGACGCCCGTAGCACGGTGTAGCGTTGGTGCAAGCGCTCCAACACCGCCGCGCGCTTGGCGTTGCCTCGTTCATGGGTCAGCATGTCTAAAACCTCTTGCTCGTCAAAAGTCTTAAGTTCCTTGTTTAGTTGTCGCCACGTGAGTTGCAATTTTGTCCTCCAGTTTTTTGATTGTTTCCATGCTCTTACTCAACTTACGCCAGGCGGCGTTGAAGTCGCGTTGGTATATTTTGTTAATAGACTTCTCAGCCCTGAGTTGGGTCTTCCAGTTATTTAATCTCACTTCAGTTCCTCCATTGCAATATCCGATACAGCGCGTTTGTCATGCAACGCGCCCCAAATCTTTTCGTCAATAGTTTTGTTGGTCATCATGACGTATACCCACACAGCGTGTGCTTGACCTGAACGGTGCAGACGGCCAACGGTCTGTTCGTACAGTTCCAGGCTCCACGGCAAGGACAGAAACACCATGTGGCAGCCCCCAAACTGTAGGTTGAGACCGTGGCCTGCTGACTTGGGGTGGACGGCCAATAGCCTGACTTTGCCGTCGTTCCAGCGCTCAATGGCGCGGTCGTCGTCCAAAGTGACAACGCTAAATCGACGCTTGAGTTCTGCAAGTTCTTCTTGGTACTGGTAAACCAAAATGGTATTGGCGTGTTGGTTTTCATCTAGTAACTCCTGAAGTCTGTCAAATTTATGCGCGCTAAACCACACAGCGGTCTGCGTAGAATCAAACCTACCGGCAATTTCGGAGGCGGTTCTACGTGTGTCGTACACAAAACCGCTGGCCATCTGTTGCAGTTTGCCGGTCACCACGCCCGCATTTATCGCGGTGACGTCCAGCGCTTGGAAGTCCTTCTTCATCTTTTCGTAAGGCTCGCGGTCGTCTAAGTCGCACCGCACCTCGACTACGTTTAGGGGTGGCAGCTTGTCTTTGTAATCGCCAGCATCCAAGACATAGGTCGCAGGCTTGATGCGCTCCATGACGTTGGCCAGCGATCCAACGCGTGGCGCCCACTCGCCAAAGTCTTTGTTGATCAACACAAAATACTGCTGCATGAACGCGCCTTTAGATCGGCCAAGCAATGCTTGGTCAACAATCTTGCATTGGCCAAAGACGTCTTCTAATCCGTTGCTGGTAAAACTGCCGGTCAAACCCCACCGCACGGTCATGGGGTCAAGCACTTTCAGCAACGATTTAAAACGTGTGCCGCTGGGATTCTTCAGGCGCGTCAATTCGTCAAACACAATACCGTCAAAGTCCAGCGTCTGCTCGGCCAACCATTGGATGTTGTCGTAGTTGCTGACCACAATTTGCGCGCCTGAGCGTAGCGCAGCCAAGCGTTGCTTAGGTGTGCCGACCGCCACAGCCAGCGGCACGTCGGGCGCCCACTTGGGCTGCTCAACTGGCCACACGTCGGTACAGACGCGCTTGGGCGCCAAAACAAGGAAGCGCTTGGCCACACCAGCGGCCAGCATGTCCTGCATGGCGGTCAAGGTGATGGCTGTCTTGCCAGCGCCGACGGGTGCCAAGATCATGGCTCTGTCGCGCTCGTACAAGAAGTCAGCGGCTTCATCTTGGTAAGGTCTTAATCCACTCATCTACTTGTTCCGTTGTCCATAAACACGCGTAGTTCTGTTTCAGCAAAGCCATGTCCGACATGAACATCTTCTGCAACACTGACAGCCTGCCGCCCTTGGTCTTCAATTCCACAAACCATGTACTGCCGTCAGGCATACACGCAATCCTGTCAGCGACGCCTTTGCGACCTGGTGACGTGAACTTGTACGCCTTACCGCCAGCGCGTTCAACCGCCCACACAAAATGATTTTCAACTATTTTTTCTCTCATGTCAAAAAGTTTAGCACAGTTTTATTTTCTATGCTATAGTTCAGTCTCAATCAACTAAAGGAGAGTTCAGTATGAAAGATGTACCCACCGCGTTCCCTTGGACGCACGATGACATAACTTGCACAGGCATGGCCTTGCGCGATTACTTTGCCGCCAAGGCCATGCAAGGTTTATTAGCTTCTGAAGTCCATGCGCCGTTGAAGACATTTGCAAAGCAAGCCTACGCAATGGCAGACGCAATGATGGAGGTTCGCAATGAATCACAGTAATATTGTCGGCGGCTCAACCGCCAAGCGCGTCATGAATTGCCCAGGCTCAGTAGCTTTGGTGCAGAAGATGCCACCCCAGCCCAGCAACAAGTACGCCGATGAGGGTACGCTGTTGCACAACGTCATCGCCGAGGTTGTGATGTCGGACAAACATCCCGAAGAGTTTTTGCACACCAAGTACAACGACCAAATCCTTACCTTGGAATTGATCGACAACAAACTGGTGCCAGCCCTTGCGGCTCTGGACG